GGTGATACACCATTCCGCTTAGAAGCCAATGCCACAGCATTAAATGCTTGGGGTATGAACACTGCACTGGCAGTAGACAATGGCGACGAGGGTGCTGTTACATATGACGAATATATGGGCATGTTCTATCCAAGTGGTTACACAACTGACAACACAGGCAACAACATTGTTGTTCCTCCAAGTCATATGATGCTACGTACAATCATCCGTAGTGACAGTGTGAGTTATCCATGGTTTGCTCCAGCAGGTACACGTCGTGGTGGTGTTGACAATGCTACCAGCGTTGGTTATATTACCAGCGAAGGTGAGTTCAAAACTGCCGCATTGTACGAAGGTCTACGCAATGTAATGCATGACGTTAAGATCAATCCAATTGCCACACTACCGGGTGTTGGCATTGTTAACTTTGGTCAATACACTCGTGCTAGAAATGCATCAGCATTAGATCGTATCAATGTTGTACGTTTAGTTGCTTACTTACGTAGACAACTAGGAATCCTAGCAAAACCATTCTTGTTTGAACCTAACGATGCACAAACACGCAGAGAGATCAAAGCCTCTGTAGAAAGTCTAATGCTTGAGTTAGTAGGACAACGTGCTCTATACGACTTCGTAGTTGTATGTGACTCAACAAACAATACTGCTGCTAGAATTGACCGTTCAGAGTTATATGTTGATATTGCTATTGAACCAGTTAAAGCAGTTGAGTTCATCTACATTCCACTACGTATTAAAAATACTGGTGAAATTGCAGCCGGGGCTTAATAGGTAAATACAAAGAATAAGGAGCATTTATAATATGCCAATCGCAAGTTTAAATAGATTTACAGTACCTTTGTCCACTGATCAAAGTTCGACAACACAGGGTCTGTTGATGCCGAAGTTGAAATATCGCTTCCGTGTTACACTAGATGGATTCGGAGTTGCAGGGACACCTAGCACAGAATTAACTAAACAAGTTATGAACGTGACTCGTCCTGAAGTTAGTTTCGAAGAAATTAAATTAAATGTGTATAACAGCACTGTTAAGTTAGCAGGTAAACACAGTTTTGCAGATGCAAAATTAACTGTTCGTGATGATGTTACTAACGCAGTTAGTAAGAAAGTTGGCGAACAACTTCAGAAACAATTCGACTTTTATGAGCAAAGCGGTGCTGCCAGCGGCATTGATTATAAGTTCATGATGCGAGTTGAAATTCTAGATGGTGGTAACGGTGCGTATACTCCTACTGTTTTAGAAGCCTTTGAATTCCACGGTTGTTTCTTAAAAGGTGCAGTGTACCAAGGTGGTGATTATAGTTCTACAACAGATCCATTGGATATTGCATTAACTATCACTTACGACAACGCAGTACAAGTTGATGCAGCCGGCGCTCTAAGTGGCCTAGGTGCAAGTGTCGGACGTACAGTACGTTCATTGGCACTTGGCGGCTAATACACAGCGGCAATACTACAAAGCCTGGCTTAAAAACCAGGCTTTTTTATTTGGATAAATATCGATATGAGTAATGCCTTCACAAGTTTTCTAAGTAACGTAGGATCCGGACTTTTCGGTGATTCTGCACAACTTAGAGATTATCAACATGCCAATAGGTTATACGTAAGAGATACCTATGCTCGAGCACCTAAGACAGGATTTTTATATTTCGTTTCTTTTAATCTAGGCGACGGAGTAATCACAGATACTACTTGGGTGACAAGTAACAGCAATTTAAAAAATGTAGGATTGCTGGTTAAGAAAATAGATTTACCAAAATTTACCATTACCACAGAAACATTAAATCAGTACAACAGAAAAACAGTGGTACAAACTAAACTCAATTATGGAAACATTAACATAGACTTCCATGATGATAACAGTGACATTACCACAAACCTTTGGAAAAATTATTACAAGTATTATTTTGCCGACGGAAAATATGGAGTAGGAACAAGCACCCCTGTTCAATTCACTGATACAAAATATGGAATTACAGATTACTCATATGGTTTAGATAATGGACAAAGAAATCAGTTTTTTAAATCAATAGACATATACGTCCTACATCAACAAAAATTTACACAGATAACTTTGATCAATCCCACAGTCACTGAGTGGGCGCATGACAGCCTAAATCAAGACGAAGGTACTAAAATACTGGCCAACAAAATGGGTGTAATCTACGAAGACGTAATTTACAATCAAGGCACAATAAACAAAAATAAAGACTCGGGCGCATTCACTGCTGTGTTCTACGATAAAACTCCTAGTCCACTAAGCATTGGCGGAAATGGAACAAACACATTATTCGGACCGGGTGGCGTCATTGCAGGCGCAGGTGGCGTATTTGGTGCATTAACTACAGCAAAGAGTCCATTAGACTTTTTAGGTGCTGCCATACAGGCCAACACACTGGCCAAGAATGCTAGACAGTTGAGCAAAGGTGGATTGAAGGCAGAAGGTTACAGCATCATAAATGGTGTACTGGGTAATATATCTGCCACAGGAAATCAACCAGGCGGCATTAGTCAAGCACTACAATCAGGTGTGGCACAAAGTGGTCTCGGCGTAGTGGGACAACTAGGAATTAATTTATTGTCTGGAAAAAATTCCAGCGTCAACGGTACAACTACAGCAACTCCTAAAAACATCACAGGTGGTTAAATGAGCAACAATCTATACAGTAATATTCCCACAAACAAATTATCAGCAGAAGCAACAGTACAGGCATTTGATAATTATTATGCTGCCCCATTGGAACTAAGTGCATCTACACTGGCCGCCATGGTAGGATTTTTCACCAGCAGAGGGTTTGATCCTGTGGCAGCCGAGTCTGTGGCAGTGACCATAATGAAGCAGGCCAAAAAAGATGGCTATAATCCCATGCAGATTTTAGACACACTCAAAGGCATAGACAACGTAGAAATTTCTGCCCTAGTTTCTGAAATTTTAAATTACAATAGAGTTAAGACCAGTTTCTTAGGATATGCTAGAGGATTTGAACCTCACTATGAAGTACAGCGCAACGTATTAGCATGAGTTTAAAATTCAGTCAAGGCCTATATAAAATAAAAAACCCAGAAAAATATGTAGGCAGCAGAACTCCTACATATAGATCAAGTTGGGAGTATACTTTTATGGCCTTCTGTGACAATAATCCCAGTGTTCAACAATGGGCCAGTGAAAGTGTTAGAATTCCCTATCGCGATCCCCTTACTGGCAAAGGTACAGTGTATGTTCCGGACTTCTTGATCACCTATGTTGATAAGAACATGAGCAAGCACGTTGAACTTATTGAGATTAAACCTGCCAATCAAATGATTAAAGAAAAAGTTGGTAAAAATCCCTACAATCAAGCCCAATATGTTAAGAATATGGCCAAATGGGCGGCAGCAAGTCAATGGTGTAAACAACAAGGTATCAAGTTTCGTATTATGAATGAAGCAGATATTTACAGCGGCGGTGGTAAAAAGAAATAAGTAATATTATGACAAAAAGATTAGAAGAGGTTTTAAATATTGCTCCCAGTAGCGAACCATTAATTGCAGAAGAACCTACATCTACGGTTCCAACAATTAACTTAGAAGAAAGACTGGAAGAATTTGACAAAATTGCCGCAGCATTGCCCAGAGTAAAAGGCTTAGGAGATGTCAGCGATATGGAATTAGATGCTCTTGCATCCAAGGCAGAACAGGCCTATGATGACTTAATGGATCTAGGTATGAACGTTGATCCCAGATACGGATCACGTATGTTTGAAATTGCCGCACAGATGATGAATGCCGCTATTACAGCAAAAACCAATAAAATTGACAAGAAATTAAAGATGGTTGACCTACAACTTAAGAAGTTAGCCATTGATAGAAAACATGGTGAAGGTGGTATAGATACCATGGATGCCCAGGGTGTTATTGTCACAGATCGTAACAGCATCTTGGAAAAACTTAAGAATCTGAATAAATAATACTATGAAAAACTTTAAAGAATACCTCGCCGAATCTAAAAAGAAGTACGACTTCCGTGTTAAGGTAGCCGGAGATTTTACTACTGAGCAAGAAACTTCAATGAAATCATTGTTAGAAAAATATGCTATCAGTGGATTTAAAAAGTCTGCCACTACACCAATTCAAGCACTTCCCTTAGATTTTCCACAAGTTAAAAACTGTGAAGTCAGCATCTATGAAGTAACATTAGATTATCCTACTACACAGCAAGAACTTACAGAATACCTAGCATCTGAATTAGGTGTTAGTAAACAAAATTTAGTAGTTCGCAGTCCCCACGAACATACAGAAGATTATCAGACACCCAGTGAACCACGTGAAGGTGCTCTACTAGATGATCCAGATTACAAAGAAGCAGGTAATCCTCAATTTGAAGACTACTATGGTGACAAATATAATACTGGCTTTGTCAAAGAATTAAATGATATCTTAAAACTACAACGCAAGGCTCGTGGTGAAGTAATTCCTACTACCGAGGCAGCAAAGTTTAATACTGACACTATAGACAAACAAGAAAGTCTATTGAAGTTTCAGGCACAGGACCTAAGGAAATAATTATGCAAATGATCGATGTAATGAAACGTCTTGCTGAAATTGATTCAGCAAATATTGTCAAAGAAAATGCTGTAGCAGAGTGCGGCATTATGCCTGAAATGAATATGGCTCCGAGCCATCCTCCGATGCCAGCAAGTATTAACATGACAGCAGGTAGTGGTGAAGAACTCAGCGATATGTTAACTACTATCATGTCTTTGGCTGGTATTCACAAAGTAGAACCAGAGCATTTAGGTGTTGACCAAGAACCCATGCAACTTACTCCAGAACCTGGTATGGCTGTTGGCCCTGCCAGTGCCGGTGATGACATGAGAGCAGTGCTTGACAAACTAAATCCAGAAACTGATGACAACAAAAAAGAAACAGATGAAGGCGGCAGAATTCCTGGGGTTGCTACAACTCCTAACGATACAGAGCCTGAGCAGCCTTTCAGTGTTAACCAATTTGCTAACCAAGAAAATCAACCTGGTCAGGGTGATAGAATGGACGGTAACATGCCCAAAGGTAATGCTGAAGAAAAGCACAAGAAAGAATCTTACGCAGATATGAATGAAGCAGTTGCTGATTTATTTGCACAATACAAAAAGTTTGTCAACGAATAATACAGTTAACAATTAGCCAAATAGCCTCTTCGGAGGCTATTTTTTTCAGTAAATAACGATATGGCAACAAAGAGTTTAGATGGTAATTTAGTTAAAAAGGCTAACGCTACACAGCGTTGGACTGAGCAAGATATTGAGCACATGCTCAAATGCAGTGACCTCGAAACTGGTCCTAAATATTTCTTAGAAAACTTCTTTTTTATTCAGCACCCTACAAAAGGTAAAATTCAATATCATCCTTTTGATTATCAGCAACGACTGTTAGACAGTTATCACGGTCACCGCTTCAGCGTAAATATGCTTGGGCGCCAGATGGGAAAGACCACAACAGCCGTAGGCTATTTGCTATGGTATGCTATGTTTGTACCCGATAGCACAATTCTTATCTCGGCGCACAAATACACAGGTGCACAAGAAATTATGCAACGCCTGCGTTATGCTTATGAAACCTGTCCTGATTTTATTCGTGCAGGTGTTACAAGTTACAACAAGCAGAGTTTAGAGTTCGATAACGGAAGTCGTATTGTTGCACAGACAACTACTGAAACAACAGGTCGTGGTATGTCTGTGTCGTTATTATACTGCGACGAGTTTGCCTATGTAGAACCCAATATTGCTGTTGAATTTTGGACATCAATTTCGCCTACACTGGCCACTGGTGGTAAGGCGATTATTACAAGTACACCAAACTCAGATGAAGACCAATTTGCCCAGATTTGGAACGAAGCCAACAAACGGTTTGACGAATACGGCAACGAACAAGAACTAGGCCGCAACGGTTTTTATCCATGTATTGCTATTTGGTCAGAACATCCGGATCGTGATGAAAAGTGGAAAAACGAAGAAATGTCCCGTGTAGGCGAGGAACGATTCCGCCGTGAACACGAGTGCGAATTCTTGGTATTTGACGAAACATTGATCAATAGTATTAGTCTATCAGACATGGAAGGCAATGAACCTATTATGAAGATGGGGCAGGCACGTTGGTACAAAAAGATCAATCCAAACAGCACCTATATTGTAGCATTAGATCCTAGCCTAGGCACAGGTGGCGACTATGCAGCCATTGAAATTATGGAATTGCCCAGTATGGCACAGGTTTGCGAGTGGCATCATAATATGACTCCTGTTCAAGCACAAGCCCGTATTTTACGAGATTTACTCAAACATATCGATGACAAATGTCAAACAGAAGGTATTACCAGTAGCATATATTACAGTGTGGAAAACAATACATTAGGTGAAGCCGCACTGGTTGCTATCAATGAATTAGGTGAAGAGACGTTCCCGGGATTGTTCCTCAGTGAGCCAATTAAAAAGGGACATGTACGTCGATTCCGCAAAGGATTTAACACCACACATGCCGCTAAAATATCAGCCTGCTCTAAATTAAAACAACTTATAGAATCTAAACAAATTAAAGTTAACAGTAAACTGTTAGTCACTGAATTAAAAACATTTGTAGCCCAGGGCATTACATTTAAGGCCAAAGTAGGCCAGCATGATGACCTAGTTTCTGCATTATTATTAATAATGCGTATGGTTATGTTACTTCAAGATTGGGACCCAAACATCTACAATAAAATGCGTGATCATACGGGCATGGAAGAACATGACCTCCCTATGCCCATATACATCAGCACGTATTGATATAAATATAGCATATGAAAGCCATTCAAATTATTGCCCAAGACCTGTTCGACAAAGTTCGCAGCCGTTTCTCTAACTTAGAAATGGGCGACGAAGCAGGCGCCGTTACCATTGACCCTGCAGAAGCACGTTTCTTCGATTTTGACTTTGTCAGCGAAGGCAACGATCTAGGTCGTGTCAGCATTAGTTTAAACGATCTAGGTAGTTTAAAGATTTATTACAGCCAGGGTATTACTGAAAATCAAGATGACCCTGCTAAAAAACTATGGTATAGTTTCCTAAAAGAAATGCGATATTTTGCCATGCGTAGATTACTACGTTTTGACACACGCGATATTGCTAAAACAAATCTTGATAAAAATGATTTTCAACATTTGGCCGCTACACAGGGCCCCAAGGAAGAACCCGAAATGACAACAACAATGAACGAATCCCGCTGGAACCAAAAAAGCACAAAGAAAACAAGTCGCGCAGTTCAAGGCAAGACAGAAGTTATTGTTCGCCATGCCAAAGCAGTTGACGAAGAATATGCAGGTTCACGTAGCCAACGCAAAAACATCAAGGCAATTTTTATTCAAAACGCAGAAGGTGAACGCTTCAAGTATCCATTTATACATCCAGCAGGTGCGTTTGCTATGGCACAACACGTAGATCACGGTGGCATTCCACATGATCCAGCAGGCAAAGCAATTATTAAAATGAGCGAGCAAATTGCTCAACTACAAGAATTTCAACGTAAAATTCAACGCACTAGTTTACATGATGACGCCACAGGCATCACAGAAAGGGCCGTAGGCCGACTACAAGAATTAAAAGCACGAATTGAGGGACTAAGTAAGCGTCATCATTACGAAAGTTGGATGGCTGAATTTAACGAACAAGAACACATGGATGACGACATCATGGAATTAGATGCTGTTACCCTGGAACAATACAAACAAACATTTACACAATCAACTTTCCAAGAAGAACTAGCAGGTTACTTCCCACTATTACATAGAATCATGAGCGAAACTAACAAAGTTGATCTTGAAGATTATGTTAAAGAAGATAATGCAGAAGAAATCGAAAGTACAGATGAAGTAAAAGAAAGTGCATTCGCTCAATTTGAAGAATGGGCAGAAGCAACTGAACAAGGCAAACTAACTAATGACGAAATTCAAGCACTAAAACAGGCACTAGTAGATCTTCCAGAAGGACAATTAGACCTAGATACAGCATATAATTTCTTCAGCGAGTTTGGCATCAATGACAGTGATTTAGAAGATAAGTTCCGTCAAGCACAGGCATTAGACAGCACAACTGACTCGATTGAAGTATTCAAATTATGGGCTAACGAAAATTATCCAGAACTATTAGTAGCATTAGGCATGAGCGATACACAAGCACCTGTCGAACCTGCTCCGGAAGTTGGCGCTGAACCTGCTCCAGAACAACCAGTAGCAGAAGGCTTACACCCAATGGTAATTGCCGATGTTGAAAAATTAGCAACACTAAATCCGGCTGATAGATATAGTGCTTATGCAAACATTCGTGACTACTTCAAAGGCAATCCAGAATTGAGTAAGATAGCAGCAGACTTGATGGGCGGTTATTATGAAGCAGATATGCTTAGAGGCAAGTATAAAACAGACGCGGCAAAAGCCAAGTATGCTGAATTAGAACCAATGCATCAAGCATTTATTAAACAAGCATTGAGTCAAGACCAAGGTGT